AGTGTTTTACCACACTGGGCACGGGCATCTGGGCTGGACACTGAGTCCTGCTACTGCGCAAAAGTTAACCAAACTAATTGACAATGTAGCCTGGCACGTGTAAAATATCAAGATGGATGAACTATTAATTATTCTACAGGAAGAATGTGCAGAAGTAATCCAAGCTGTCAGCAAGTGCAGACGGTTTGGCATTGACAACAGTTACAGCAAGGGCACATGCAGCCAGCGTGAGAATCTAACCACGGAGATAGGTGATCTACAATGCATGATTGATATGTGCATCGAACGTGGTATAGTAGAAAAATCAGAAGTTGATGCGGCTATTCTAAATAAACAAGCAAAGTTAAAAATCTACAGTAAACTGTACGAGAAATAAAATATGAATATTATAGTAATTGGAGATAGTTGGGGAGTCGGCGAATGGCCTGCTGATTCTGAAATACGTACAAAAGCAATGGTCGACTATGAGTTAATAGAACACAAAGGTTTAGCTCAGTACTTGGAAGAAGCAGGGCATACCGTTGTAAATCTGAGCAAAGGCGCAGAAACCAATAACTATAGTTTGTGGCAGACAGAATTATACCTTCAACGTATTTCTAAAAACATTGATGTCGTATATGTTTTTCAAACCAGATTTCATGCAGACATAAACGTCAATGAATATGCAATTAACAACACATTCAGAGACTTACTTTCTAGATATAATACTGAATTCTTGTTAAATTTATCAACAATCGCAGTACGTTATGATGTTAAAATTAAACTTATCGGCGGAAACAGTGATGTATACACGTATCCAAGTCTCGAAATTGATTTTCCGGGTGTTAGTGTGGTATGCCAAAGTTTTCAAAATCTATTAATTCACCAAAATTCAGAATCTGATTTTCCATTATTTTCTTCGGACTTGCAAACTCCGAATATGAATAGAAAAAATTCCGATAAATTAGATAAATTTCTATTATCATGCAAGGATTTCGACTATGTTCTTGAATGCGTGGATCACGCTGCCAACCGGAATCAAGAACTCAGTGAATTACGTCATTTAATCTGGCCAGATGGGTGGCATCCTAACAGGGTTGGTCACAAAGTATTGTTTGATCATTTGACAAAAAATGACCCTGGTCTTATAATTAACAATATCATAAAGGAATAAAATGTTCGGAACTAATGCTATTATAGGAAAGCGTTTTTTCAAGGACGCACCAGAACACAGTCTAATGGTAACCAGTATGTTCTTTACACTGCAAGGTGAAGGTCCCTATGCTGGTATGCCTGCACTATTCATCCGTCTGGCAAAGTGCAACTTAGATTGCAGTTTCTGTGACACATACTTTGATGATGGTGACACGTTGTCATACGCAGATCTGGAAGCACGAGCATACGATACAATTCGCGACTTCTGGGTAAGCAAGAGCAAGCCAGTGCCCGACTGGGCAGTACGTGGACGCAATGACTATCCAGGTGTTGTGCTGGTGATGACAGGCGGCGAGCCATTGTTACAGGACAACATCAGCGGTTTTATGCAACGACAACTCACACACTACAAAGCAGTACAAGTTGAGAGCAATGGTATTCCTGACACTGTGGTACCAGCTGGCGTCACGCTGGTGTGTAGTCCCAAGTGTATTGAAAAGAATGGCAAGCCCATCAAGTATCTTGCACCAAGCAAGACTGTGTTGCTACGTGCAGACTGTTTGAAGTTTGTGGTCAGTGCTGACCCTGAGTCTCCCTACAGCACAGTTCCTGACTGGGCGTTTGAATGGAAACGCAACAATCCTGACAAAGAAGTTTACTGTAGTCCTATGAACATCTACAACAATTTCCCACAGCGGATCAAACTGCTTCGTGCAGAAAAAGGCACAATCACTATGGCAGAGCGTAGTACTGTTGACGAAGTGATCAGTTTCTGGGAACCAGGTCTATTAGACTTAAAAGCAAATCAGGCTAATCACGAATACGTGGGGCAGTTCTGTATTGAGAACGGCTTTAAACTAAACCTACAACAACACTTGTACGCAAGTTTGGCATAATATAATGACTGCAAAAATTACTTTTTACGAACGGTATTTTGATAAGGATATCTCAAAAACCAATTCACAATATTTTAAATGGTTACGTGATACACTTGGGGGGCCTGGAACAAAGAAAACATGGTTTACTCGAACATACCGCGTCCCTACCAAATATAATATTAATGATTTGAAACACATTTATTATTTTAAAAATAGTCAAGACGCAACACTATTTGCCTTAAGGTTTAGTTAACCCGTGGACAAAGAATTAAACGAGTTCTGTCGAAAATACGATGCATCTGTGCAACCCAGTCACAAGAATAGGTATCGTAAACATCTTAGGTTCAACAATTGGCAGAATTATGCAGACACTGATGTGTTTGAGACTTTGCCGTTAGAAACGGAAACGATCAAATGTGTAGAAGTCCATATGCCCGAGGATCAGTTCCGTGCTCTATTAGAAAACAAACGTTGGCTAGATGAGTTTGACGATCGAAACCGCGGGTATCACCCACAAATACACCATGTCCAAAAAATAATAGCGCAACACGAAGACGAAACTCTGCTACGCCACCAGCATCCTGGCGTAATGGATGCTTGGCAACAATATCAAACTATGTTACAATTAGTGAAGTGAGTATGTTCGGTACAACCTACACAGGTAATTGGAGTATGCAAGGTCTACGTATGATACATAGGGTTGTTAATTGGAAATTGCGATTTTGTCTATTTCCCAAATACTGTTATCTAACAGGAGATCGCATTTGGTTCGAGCATGTATACTACGGTGAGAATTGGATTATCGGTCCAGATGAGCCTATAGTAGAAAAATTATGGGTCAAACGACATGAGTTTTTATTATGGCAACTAACACGGTAACTTTACCATTGCCCAAAGGTGACGAATTTCGTAGACTGTATGAAGCCGGTGAGTTTGTAGTTGATATAAAAAATTGGCTTAAGGAACAAGGTTCAGAGTTTAGGCAAGACTTCGATTGGCGAATCGACGTCGATGCCAGAGAAATAACATTTATATTTACAAAAAATACCAGCTGGGCAAGTTTAGTGGCACTAAAATTTTCAGATAAGTAGTTAATCACACTATTAATTTATGACTGAAATTCTAAATATCATTTCTATTTTATCAATGAGTACAATTGCATTTATGGTAATCATATTATGGACCCTTTGGGTCCTATATGTTGCCATGATGAGTATAGATCGTGCGATGGAAACTATGACTCTTCCATGGCAGGCAAAACTGTTAGTATGCCCCACAAGATTCGTAATACGATTTTGTGGAGTTGCTGGCTAATGGAATCGTTTGTACAATAATATTTTTAGACATTCCAAAAGAGTTTACAGTAAGCGATAGACTTAGACGATATTATGAAAATCAAGAACAGGCTGGGTGGAGAATGATTCTGGTAACATTTGTAAAACCAATGCTAGATCCATTTGATCACCAAGGCCCACACATTTAAGGAACCATTATGGGATTATTCGATAGATTTAAAAAGAAGCCAGTGCCTGCTCCAAAAGTAGAGCCCAAGGCGAAAAAGAAAACAGCAAAAGAAATTGCCACAGAAAACAAAGAACCCTATGTTGACATTGTTAGTGTAGAACTTGATCCTGAAAACATCGGGCAAGGTTCTTTTGAAATCGACTGGAACGATTACTTTGTTGCTAAACTTGTGCGTTCAGGATACAAAGGCAAAGACGATGAGCAGATTGTTGATCAATGGTTCCAAGATGTCTGCAGGCACGTTGTGTTAGAAACTTACGAACAGTACGATGCAAACAATCCACGCCCAGTAAACACTGTACAAAAGAAAGATATCGGCGGCGGCAGAACCGAAGTAAGTTAAAAAATATAAAAATGATACTTTACGTCAACGGAGATAGTCACAGTGCTGGACACGATGCCGGAGGTCCTGAGTTTGCATACGGTAAACGCATTGCAGACCAACTGACATATGATTATGTGTGCGATGCAGTTCCCGGATGTAGTAATCGAACAATTGTCAATAGAACAAAAAAATATCTTGCAAACAATCGACCAGATTTTTTAATAATTGGGTGGAGCACATGGGAACGTGACACATGGTATTGGCAAGGGCAAGCATATAATATCACTGCTTCGGGCACGGACACTGTGCCCGACGAGCTAAAAGAAAAATATAAACATTGGGTAATAGAACAAGACATACCCGAGGTGCAATGGGCGCACGAATTCACTGCACACGACGACATTTGGAAACTACATCTGGAGTTAACTGCTGAAAAAATACCGCACTTGTTCTTCAACTGTTTTCATCATTTCTTTTATGTCCAACGTCAAAATCGTCCAAGGTACGATTGGGGTAACTGTTATATCGACCCGTATGATCAACGGCAGACCTACTATTATTGGCTAGAAGATCAAGGGTTTACTCCTGCCAATCCTAAATTCTATCACTATGGTGCAGATGCACACCTTGCATGGGCTGATTTTTTATTACCAAAAATAAAAAATATATTGACATTATCTAAATAAACTGCTATTATTACTACATGAGATACTTAATAGTCGACACTGCTAATACATTTTTCCGCGCAAGGCACGCGGCCCACCGCCAAAGCGATACTTGGGATAAACTGGGATTCGCTTTACACGTTACACTTGGCAGCGTTAACAAAGCATGGCGTGATCAAAAAGCTGACCATGTTGTGTTCTGTTTAGAAGGACGTAGCTGGCGCAAAGATCACTACGCACCCTATAAAAAGAATCGTGCTGTCGCTCGTGCTGCATTAACCGAAACTCAGCAAGAAGAAGACAAGTTGTTTTGGGAAACTTTTGACAATCTCAAAGATTATCTGGTAAACAGCACAAACTGTACAGTGATGCAACACTCACAGTTGGAAGCAGATGATTTGATTGGTGGTTGGATTCAAAGTCACCCCGACGATGATCATGTTATTGTCAGCAGTGACAGTGATTTTTATCAATTACTGGCTGGCAATGTAAAACAGTACAACGGCATATCTGACGAATTACATACTCTGGAAGGTATTTTTGATAAGAAAGGCAAACTTGTTATCGATAAGAAAACAAAAGAGCCCAAAAAGATTCCAGACCCCAAGTGGATTCTGTTTGAAAAGTGTATGCGTGGAGACCCGACTGACAACATCTTTAGTGCATACCCCGGTGTGCGTACTAAAGGTAGTAAAAACAAAGTTGGTCTATTGGAAGCATATGATGATCGCAAATCAAAAGGCTTCAACTGGAATAACTTAATGTTACAACGATGGACGGACCATAATGGTGAAGAACATCGTGTGCTAGATGACTACGAGCGCAATCGTGTACTAGTTGACTTGACTGCACAACCCGAGAACATTAAAGAAGTTATCAACAGCACCATTAAAGAAAATGCAGTTACTAAACAGATACCGATGGTGGGTGCAAAGTTTTTGAAACTGTGTGGCAAGTATGAACTTACTCGACTTAGCGAACAAGCACAAAGTTATAGCGACTTTTTAAATTCTGGTTACCGAGGACAAAAATGACATTAGAAGCAAAAACCGTACTCAAAGACAAGTACTGGATTGTTGAACATAGCGGAGAGAAAATTGCTATTATTCAAGCAATAGACGAGGGAGGATTTGTGTATGCATCTGTATCCGAACGCAAACAGTATCCTACGATTAAATTGTTGAGCAAAGAGCATAATATTGTTTTTGCAAAAGAACCTACAAAATCTAAGTCAGCAGGTGAACATGAAATATACGGATTCCCTACTAATTGTAAACCGTGGAATGTCTTATACGATGTGAAACACCAATTTCCAATTTACACTAAAACAAGTAAAAGCAAAAGTTATTATTGTGCTGGACATTATATTATCAGATTCAACAATGGTTGGGTTAAAAGCTATTGTCCTAAGTTTATCACCCTCAATCGATATGATTTCCAAGGTCCGTTTAAAACCAAAGAAGAAATGCAAGAACAATTAAGGATTGCAAATGGAAAATAATAATTTAACATTGCATGTTAAAATGTTCAGCGATAAAGTTAAATTGATGAATCAGACAGGCAAACAAAATTTAACATTGGGTGCACAAGAAGCAAGAAACTTGCATACAGATATATTTGACTTGTTGGCATTTTGCACAAGACTGTCGAAACAGTCGAATTTAGAACAGAATACGACTGTAAACATCGGAATGGACGGTGGAAACTGGTAATTATGTACGCAGTTTTCAATGATAAATAAACTAGTAATATCAAATAATCATGAGTAGACCTAAGCCCAATGTTCTAATAGAACACGTCAACAAAACAAATTACAAAACTGAACAAGTGTTGAGCAGTGAGGGCGTGTGGGCCGTGTATTATGAAAGTAAACCGATTAACTTAAAATCTGGTAATATGTTAGTTTCGTATCCAGGTCCTAAATACAAAAAGACTAGTTTTAGTAATCCGGGACATGCAATCAATTTGGCAAAAAAATTGAATGTACTTTTTAAAACCAATCAATT